GTAGATTTTGTCGTACTCTCCGGTGCGCGGATCGCGCTTGGCGGACTGACGGAAAAAGACGCCCTCGAACTTGGTCTTTATGTATTTTCTTTCAGTTTCGCTACTCATATGAGCAGGTTAGAGGATACGACGAAAGAAGGCAAGATGCTTATCCAAAACTTATCCAAAATAGATTTTCAGGATAAAAATCTTGACGATAATATATTGAATTTAATAATTATTTATTTCTTTCTATTGGCAATATATGACCGAGAGAGAGAGAGAGAGAGAGAGAGAGAGAGAGGCCGATGAAGTGGCCCGCCCCCGCCCCTTCCTCCTCCCCTTTCCGCCCGATTATTGAAAATGCCCGCAGGATGATTCCGTCCTCGGGCATTTTTCAGTTATGGCAGCGCCTCTAATAAGTTTTAGTTGTCAAAAAGAACATTTTTTTCCGTTTGTGCCTTTTCCATGAATGGTGGTAGACAGGATTCACGACGAAAGGGTGTTCTCTACAAACTTTTGTACGGATTTTTCTGCTGTGTGTTTCCTTTTTCTGAAACCTATAACGATAAAGGAGTCCACCATGTCCATGTTTCCTATTATGATCATCGCTGGTGCTTTCATGCTCATCTCCGTTGTCGTCGGTATCTATGGCGTAAGGAAGTATAACTAGCAGGTTTTTCCATGTGGAAATCAGGAAAAAGCCCTGAGCACTCGATGTGTTCAGGGCTTTTCCTTATCCTTATTCATCAAAAATGTATTCATATTTCATGATATATTATCAGTCAGTAGCATACAAACTTAAAATGGCACCTTTTCTTATCGACCGTATTCAACAGGTTCATATCCTCGCTCACACCAAGGATACGCCCGAAGCGCAAACCCCGTCACAGCTCCCCAGACACAGCAAGACCCCCATTCGGGGTATATAATATGAGTTAATATATTTAAATAATTATATTTATACTCAGCAGAATGTGTCAAAATGTGGCGGAATCGGGCACAAATATGTGTCAGAATATGTGTCTAAAAAAGCCCTCCCGGATTACCACCGAGAGGGCTTTTTCTATCCCTCAATCAACCATCCCGCAAAATCCCCGAATCGGAACACCTCCACGGCGTCGGGCCCCAACTCTCCCTTATACAAAGGCCGCTGCACGCCGGACAATGAAAGCTCTTTCCGCATCACCGCCCCCGGCTCCGCTCCCTGCCTGAGCTTGCAATCCCACGTCAGCCGGGACAGCACCGTAGCCGGATAGCCGCCGGGCGATTCTTCCTTGTCCACGACGATGATAGCCCCGCCCGGCTTCACCTTCTCCCGCAGCGTCACAAGCAACCGCCGTCGTTCCGGGACAGGCAGAAACATGAGCGTCAGAAAGGCAATCCCCACGTCGAAAGCCTTGTACGGATAGCGTGCCACGTCCGCCGTGATCGCCCTCCCCGGCCCCCGGTACGCCGCCACCATGTCCCGGCACTCGTCCAGCGCGACAAGCCGCGCCTCCCGCTCATGCAGCGTCGACGCCAGCACGCGCCCGACGTTCCCCGTGCTGGCCCCAAGGTCATAAACCAGACCTCGCCGGGGAATGTAGTGCCGCGCAATCAACGCGACGGATTCCGTCGCCATCCCATACCACGGCAACTGTTCCCGCACATGGGCATCAAATTCCGGGGCAAATCCCTGAAACGTCCAATCCTGCCGTTTATCCTGTTCAGCTCCTGCCGTCACTGAGTTAAGTCCTGTCTTGCGCCCCGACGCTCTGCCTGTTACCCTTCGTGCGCCCTGTAGAATGGGCACGAACACTGGCGGAAACTCTGCACGATATGTCCTTATCGTGTGGGGCCGTGGTCCGGCGCTTCATCGCCGGGCCGGTGGGGGAGCTCGTAACTCCCCCGCCTCTGCCGCAATCTACCGCTAGACGGGGTAAGAAACCACGATCGTCGAGACCGTCTCCCGACGCTGTGCCGCTTCTACAGCCGCCAGCAACTCGTCCCTCCTCGCTATAAGAATCGTCTGCACGTCGACAAGCCCCACGGCGTCGTCAGCGGCGAAAAGTGCTGCCCCCGTCGCCACTTCCGCCGCCGAGGGAGATTCTGCGGGCATCGTCAGGGTTGCCGTCAGTGCCGCCGTATAGCCTGCGATGATTTCCCGCCGCTTATCAACTTTATACTCCTCAAGCGGACGTCTCGGGCGTTCTAAAAGCGCATCAGTCGGAAGCGGCCCTAGTTCTTCCATGTACCGGGGTTCGGAACGCCACGTATCATCGGGGAGCCAGTACGGCGTCCCGCCTTCCTTGCGCCCACGCTCGTCCATGTGCTGGCGGTGGTCTTCCACTGTCTCCCATGTATCCCCGGTCCAGCGGGCGATATAGCCGGAGGGGATGGCTGCGGGCAAAGCAACGGGCGTCGCGCCAGTCGCCTCAAAAATATACTCGCCATTCGGACGCTGAGTGGCCTCACGGCTGCCAGTGTACTCGCCAGTCTTCAAGTCATACATATAAAGCTGTGGAATGGTCATAACTATCTCCTATAGTTAATGGTTTTTTATTGATAAAAGTCTTTCCGAGGGTGGACGGGGGGAAGCCGTACAGCGGGTTCAGCGCAGGAGGACGCGATCCGCAACATCGCCGGTAAGCTGGGCGAAACAATCCACACGGAGCTTTTTGATGGCGCTTTTTATATTGGGAGTACAACCGGAACGCGTAGCTATCCAGATGGAGGCTATACTGCTGGTTTCCCCTTCCTCGACGCCTCCCGTGTAGTCCCGACCGCTAATGAAAATCGTCCGGCCAACGTTGCGTTACCCGTGGCCTTGTATATTGGCCTCCCGGCCTAAGCGCGGAGGCCGAGATACAGGCAGACCGGGAGGTCAACCGAAGCTGGCATGACCGTAGGAGATGCTCCGTAGATTGGATTTGACCATGAAGCATCAAAATCCAACCTTACATCTCCTGCGCCGCTCACCGCATTAGTCGTCGTCGAGCCAGCGAGTGTCACTCGAAATGCTCCTGCGCTATTGGTGGTGGCTGGCTCACCACCAGCACCTCTTGTCCATGAAGCCTCCCCTGTTACCGCAGGCAAGCCCGCCGGGTTTGTTGCCCCGGCGGTACTGCCACCCGTCCAAGCTCGGAAAAACTGTTCGCTTAGGTTAGGAACGTATAATCCCGTAGGGTTAGCAGCATTTGGTCGCCATTTTCCGAGGTTAGCTGCGATGGTGGCGGAGTTCGCGTTATACGCCAGCAACATCCCTGCGAACCCTCCGGCATCGTATATCTTTTTCAGTTCGGGCCAGTCTGCGAACAGCGCGAGGTCGCCGTTCGCCCAGACGTGCCCGGCGGGCAGGGTCGTGGAGCGCCAGTAGCGCGGGACGCCGATCATGGAAAGCCGGAAGGCTTCTGAAGCTGTCACGCGGGCGTCGTTCCCTTGACACGCCGTACCTGCGGCAGTCCCGTATTTGATCGTAAACGTCCGATCTGCTTCTAAGCTGCCTCCTCCAGAGAGGCCCGTACCAGCGATTATTTTTCTGGAAGTAAGCACATATCCCGGTATGTCCGGTACAGCCCATACCGCATTATTCGTACCGGGTTGAACAGGACTGGCAGCATTCGCAGCGATATTAACCTGAGCCTGATAAAGCCCGCCATTGGGAGCGATAGACAGGGCCCCTTTGGTATAGGATTGCGCCGAAGACCAAGGCAGAATACCAAAATTAGCAAGCTCGGACGTGAGACCAGTAAGCAGATAGAGCAGTTGATTCCAACGGGAACTCTCACCAAGGGAATCGTATTTCTGCCCGGACTCGAACTCCGCATCGGTGTCGCGGTAGGCAATGCCGGAAACGGGCTGCGTGGGGATCGTCGTCTGTGCGTTCTTGCCCCATATCGAGTTGAGAACGCCTGCAAAAGTTCGCTGGATGCCTGAAAGCGCCATATGTTCTCCTAAAGAAAAAGGTTACCCTTGCTTGCCCATCTGCCGGAATCCCAGCGTTGGACGTTGCTTTTATCGAACGAAAAAAAGGAAACGGGGACGAAAACGATATATCCCGAGACATGCAGGGTTGCGGGATAGGGAACCGCGTATTCGTCATCAACCCGCCGTGTCGTTACAGCAGTGGTAAGTTTAACGAGATTCGTTGTGCTTATCGTCGAGGGGGCGATCAGGTGTACTTGCATGGGACCCGTCTTTTCAAAGCTGACGGAGTTTCCCGCAACAAGCCGAATAAGCCCATCAAGCTCCGGGACCGAGGCCACCAGCGTATGGTTGGCGATGATGCGGGCCAAAATATTCGTCCGGTACACCGGGTCTTCCGCCGGGATGTACTCGACCAGCGGAGCATCCCGGCACCACCACGGCGTCGAATCCCAAGCCTGTCCCATGCGGTCAAAGGCGAACCAGTGCGAATCGCTGTACTGGTACGGGGCGCGTTCCTCTCCGACGATACGCCCAAGCGCGTCAAGATTTGCGGCTTCGGCGGCGTAGAGGGTACGCCCGCGCTGCATATCCAGCACGGCGTCGTAAAGCTCCTGAACCTCGCCAACGAACACGGCGACGAGCTGCCGCAACATGCACGATGTCAGAAACTGGCTCGGCAGCTTGGCAAGCGCCTCGTCGATCAGGGACTTGGCATACTGCCCAAAAGAGACTTCAAGGCGGGACGGAACCGGCATGGCTACTGCCCCCGCACCGTGACAGTGATATCGTCAACATCAAAAGTCGCCACCTGATTCCATGCGATAAGGATATTCTCTTCGGCGAGAGAGCCTTGCTCCGTGCCGATCTCGCAAAGGATAATCTCATGCCCCGCTATGGAGTTGATCGGCGTATAAAGCCGAGTCCTGATGACATCCTCGCCAGGCGGGAACCCTTCCGTATTGCTCGTGTCGCCGTATTGGGCATAGGCGACGATGGCTTCCTTGATGAGCTGAATGCCGTTGTCCGGGAACTCCGATCTGTTGGTGATCTCGACGATGACGTTGACGTACACGGGAATGGGCGTGGGCCTGCTGAACGAGATCGGATAGCCTACGCCCTGCTGGTCATACTTCGTAACCGATATACTCCCGTGCCCGATGACGCCGACGGGGAAACGCAGGAACAGGGCGTCAGTGATCGCCGCTGGGTCGCCGCCCTCAGCAACGACGGCCACCTCCTTGAAAGGTATGCCGCGATCATCAACTGGGTACGCCGTAGCGTTCTGGTAGGCCCGGCAGTAGGTCACGCCCTCGACAGCCAGAACGGACGCATAAATGGCGTCGATCTGGCGATAACTGGTGAGCTGCGTGGAACGCTGCTGACGCTTGCGCAGTTCCTCGTCCGTCTCCTGCGCCGTCCCGACCGACTCCGTAGCCGTGTTGCTGGCGTTGAACCAGCCCGCAACCGGGGTCTGGATGGTATTGACCGTGCCCGGCCCGGGATCAAATGCGCCGTATTCCGTGCAGACCCCGCGCGCTGTCGTATGGGATGTCCGCTGCCCTTCGACCACTGCGGGGAAAATGACGTTTTCCTGAAGAGCATAGGCCGTTTCCCCGGAAGCGGCGGCAATCAGGGCACCTGACGGAACCAGCACGCCCGGCGTCCCCGTCAGGTCGAACGTGAGGATGGTTTTCGTGCCCGCCTTGCGCGTAATGGCGTTGAGCTGCACCGTTCCGCTCTGCCCCGCCCCCGTGTTCTTCTGTGGGTCAAACTGGACGCTGGCTTCGTAGGCGGCTTCCCACGCCTCCTCAAGCGCGGAGGCGAACACGCCGACAACCTGCTGCAATACAGCGTCGTCCGTCACGTTCTGAAACGGGTATTCCCCGGTATGGGGATCGACAATGAGCGCAATGGAAGCGTTCATATCGTTTTGGATATCCGCCAAACGCTTGGGGATGAACCCCGCAAGGGTCATGCCGTATGAAGACGACGCCATATCACTACCTCCAGAGCGCACCGTTCAAGAGCGAAGAATCCAGTTTGCCGTCCTTCAAGGCTGACGCGCTGGCGGCTCTGGACAAAATGATCGCCTGAGTGGAACTCGTCACCGCTCCTTCCGAAACAGCCACAACCGAGAATGGCCAACGGGCCGACTTGAGCACGAGGTACGCCGTGTTGCTGTCCGGATCAAAAACGATATCGTTTGCAGCGTAGGTCGTACCCGAAACAACAGCACCCTTGACCGAATAGGAAAGCCCGGAATCCCCCTTGTCGCCTTTTGGTCCTTGCTGCCCTGTGGCTCCGGTATCCCCTTTGTCCCCTTTATCGCCTTTCGCTCCGGTTTCTCCGGTATTCCCCCTCGGAATCACAAAGTCGAGCACGGCGTCATCATCCGTTCCGCTGTTGGTGACGGAAGCCTGTGTTCCGGGTTCGCCCGTGATGACGGTGCCGATGGAAATCTGTGCAGCCTTCCCCTGTATGCCCTGCTCACCGCGAACGCCTTGAGGGATTATAAAATCAAGAACGGCTGCGCTCTCCGTCCCGCTGTTCGTGACTTTAGCATTGGAACCGGCCTCACCTGTCCAAACTGTACCGACGGCGACCGTCGCCACAACCCCATCAATACCGGGTATCCCCTGTTCTCCTTGTTCACCCTGTATTCCTTGCTCTCCACGCGGGATGGTGAACCACAGGACGGCGTCCTTATCCGTCCCCGTGTTCTGAACAGCGGCTTCGGTTCCCGGGGCTCCCGTCGTCACCTTTCCAACGGAAAGCGTCGCGGCCGTGCCGTCTTCTCCCGGTTTTCCTTCCGGGCCGACGAACGCCCCGTTTTCCAGCTTCTGCTGCAAGGTTTCACCGTCAGAGAACAGTATATTCTGGGCCATCAGCTTCGTGAGATCGGACATGGTCATCCCCGGCGCCGTGAATACGGACTCATGGACAGTCACGGTTTGCTCGACCAGTTTTCCCGAATCGAGCAACACCTCCATATAAATGGAGTATTCGCGCTGCCCTGCGGCAAACAAACTGTTGAGCTTGAGAATTCTGGAGACGCCTTCCGTTCCGAGCGCCTGCTTTCGGATGAACAGATCAACCGCGCCTTTGTCCCGCAAAGGGGAACCGAGGATCCCCTTGCCGTCCTGATACCACGGCAAGCCCGAAGCGGTATTCAGGAACCACTCCCCCAGTTCGCGGAACAAGCGCGTGCGGATGCGCTGGATGACTTCATCGTCACCCGTCACAATGCCGCCCGTCAGGTCGCCGTTTTTGAACTCCAAGTCCCAAGCCATCCGTTTGCCCCTGTTTGCCGCAACAGTAGGGAAAAATACGGAACACGTTCACCCTGAATGAATTCCTTGGATGCAATAAAAAATACGCATAGTGCGCATCTTTTTCTTGACTACAATGCGCACTATGCGTATAAAAAACTCATGACAGCACGGGAACTCATAAAGAAACTGGAGGAAGCGGGGTTCGTGAACAAGGGCGGAACCAACCATGACAAGATGGTTCACCCGGACGGGAGAGTCACCGTGATTCACAGGCACAAAGGAGACATCCCGTTGGGAACCCTCAAGGCAATCGCGAGGCAAACCAAAATCAAGTTACCCTAACCGAAGGGGGGAACAATCCCCCCTTCAGGAGTAAAGATATGCGTTATCCCGTTATCGTCCATAAGGACGGAGGTTCGGACTACGGCGTGACCGTACCGGATTTTCCCGGCGTCTTCTCTGGAGGCGAAACGCTCGACGAGGCGCTGGCCAACGTACAGGACGCCATTGAAACCTTTTACGAGGGTGAAGAGGTCGAACGCCTTCCCGATCCCTCTCCGCTGGAGAGCGTGCTTGCCTCGGAAGACGCGGAAGGCGGGGCCGTGGTGCTGGTGGACGTGAACTTCGACTTCCTCGAAAAGAAAGCCGTCCCGGTCAACATCACCGTACCGCTCTACCTCCGCAACCGGATCGACAGGGCGGCAAAGGCCCGCGGCATGACCCGCTCGGCATTCCTTGTTCGGGCGGCGCAAGCCTATATATAACCCGCAAGAGGCCCCGCCCGGGGCCTTTTCATTTTACAGGGCTGCCCGTCGTCCCGTCGCCAGTCTGCACGCCTTCGTGCGTATGGGTGCCGAGCACCACGCCGTCCTTGTCGGTGAACGTCCCGTTCGTGGAGCGGCAGTTTCCCGAAAAGGTGTTCCCCTCTCCGCTCAGGTCCATGTTCTGGCTCCTGACGGTACACTGCGCGTCGGTCTGCATGGCAATACCGGACGGAGCCGTGGTTTCGAGCTTCCCGCCGCTCATCTTCATGACCGCCGTTCCGTCCGTCATCGTGATCCCGTCCGGGCCGAGGCTGATGTAGCTTTTGCGCTCCCTGTCCCGCAGCTCGATGGCTTCCGTGCTGTAGTCGGCGATCTGCGCGGCGTCGGACGACAGGCCGGGAATGAAGATGGCGTCCGTGAGGCTGTGGCCGCGCGGCTGTATCAACGTCGGGTCGCCATAAAAAGGCGGCGCGGCCACGTCCCCGGCCTGCAAAAAGTTGTCGAGGCCGCGATCCGGGATGACGAGCAGCCCGGTGTCCCCCGGCTGAATGGGGACGGTCAGCAGAAAGCCCGCCGTCTGCGCGAACGGCAGCACGACGGGCACCCCGGAGAGCTGAGGCAGGCTCCGGTAGCTGACTTCCTCGCCCAGCGTGATTTTCATCTGCGTCGTGGGCTGCACGGTGACGCGGACGGGCGGCCCCGGCTGGAAGGCGAGCACCTTGGCGGGCATGGCGACGTGCAGGCCGTCCATCATGCGCCGCATCTGAAGGCGCATGTTCTCGGATTCGGACGTAACGGAGTAGTCTGCCATCACTTTTTCCCCGGCGGGAAGCGGAAGGACTCAATGTCCATCGTCCACGCCTCGCTGTATGCGTCGATATTGATGCTCATGGTGTGGATGCGATACGTGCCGCTCAAGCGGGGATTGAGCGTGCTGTTGACCTTGATGGAGTGCCCAGCGCTGATGCCGGGAACATAGAGGGCTTTGATCTTCACCCCGGACTGGATCTGCATCGGCCCGGTCAGCGTCGGCGCGATGCTGATCAGGCCGCCGTTCTCGCCGTTCAGCTCGACGTAGCTGCCGAGCATGAAACGGTCCCCGATGGCCGTCACCTCGCCGTCCTGCACGCTCCACGAGAAGCCGTGTTCCTCGCCGAGCCGGGTCAGGCCGTCTTTCGTCGCGCCCGCGTAGCTCCACCCGCGCGGCCCGATATTCCCGGCGACCCCCTGAAAATTCCCGCCCTGCACCGTCATCCCCGGCAGATCGGACGCCAGCTTCTGCGCCGCGACGCTCACGGGCGTGCCCGCGCCGAAGGTCACGGAACTGACGCCGCGCACGAGCGAACCATACCCCGGCAGGGCCACCAGCTTGGTCACGATGTCCGGCCCGCTCCGCTCCGAGCTTGAGGACATGATCGAGCCCTGAAAGACTTTGCGCAGGTCGGTATTGTTCCACCCCGCCTCGACCGTAATCTTGGTGAGGCTTCCCTTGATGGCGTTCCGGGTATCGCGAGAGAGGTTATAGATGGAAATCTGCGACGGCTGCGGCATCCCCATGAGCGTCTTCTGGAACGTGCCCGTCACCCGCAGGCCCTCAAGCGTCCCGTCGCTCTTGAACTGCACGATCTCGCCCCTGCTCTTCCCCCGCCATTCTTCAAGCGGGCCGAGCGTGACGACGATGCGCCGCAGGAACGGACGGTTCGGCGTGGAGCTTTTCTTTTCAGCGGCCATCATTCCCCCGCAAGCCGGATCGCTTCGCCGAGCGTTTCCATCGGATCGCCGAGCGTGAACGGGGATTCCTCCCCTTCCGGGAACCACAGGACGTTGAGCGTATCGCCGGGGGCCTCCTCGTCTCCGGGCCTGCCCCGCGAGAGGGCCACCACGATGTTCTCGCCGTTGAAGGCGTCGCCATAGCCCGCAAGGCAGTTCGGGCTCCCCGGGACCAGCTTCACCCCGGACGCCAGCATAGAGCCGCCAGCGTCGGAAATGTCGAGCAGCCACGCGGATTCCTGCCCGTGCACATAGTAGGAACGGAAAAAATAGGTGTTGGAGCCGAGCACCACAGAAAACGTGCGCTCACCGTCCGATGCGAGAGGAAGGAGGTATGCCATAGGGGAAGGATAGACGAGAATCGGCGTCTACCTCACCCTGAACATGTTCCAAAACAAAAGCCCCGGCTGCTGAATGAGGCCGGAGCTTTTGACAATCCAAACCGCCTACACGGCGGATAACGTAGTGGCGTATCCCATCCGTACGGGCCAACACTTCTAAATCGCCTACACGGCGGATAACCTCATGCCCGACCTGGTGACATTGCGGCATGTCTTCTAAACCGCCTACACGGCGGATAACCATCCCTCCGGCGGAATGCGACGAGGCGGAAACTTCTAAACCGCCTACACGGCGGATAACATCTCGCCATCGTCCACGATGAGGTCAATACGCTTCTAAACCGCCTACACGGCGGATAACGCCATGTTGTCGAGATCCGGTTTCTTCGTGTGCTTCTAAACCGCCTACACGGCGGATAACGGAACGCTGGCCCGTCCATTCCGCGAGCTTCGCTTCTAAACCGCCTACACGGCGGATAACTCCACCACGGCGCAGGGGGCCGCCGTGTCCGACTTCTAAACCGCCTACACGGCGGATAACATTTCCCCGATGCCCTTAGACAGCCGGGGTGACTTCTAAACCGCCTACACGGCGGATAACAAGCCATGCTTTGCGAGCGCAGCGCATATAGACTTCTAAACCGCCTACACGGCGGATAACCTGGCACGACAGAGGCGCGGAGCGGACGGACACTTCTAAACCGCCTACACGGCGGATAACTAGAGATATTTGATAGCCCCTCTTTTCTTTTCAGGGGGTTGCATCAACATCCCTATCAAACCCTTCGCTTTCGGAGCCTCTTTCCAACCACCTTATTCCAAAAGATTTTTCCGGACAACTTTTTTATGAAGCCTGAGGAAGCTCCGGGGCAAGCCATAAAAACAGCCCCCTTCCTCACGGTTGGGGGCTGTTTCGTTACAACACCTTGATGGTGTCCATCATCCACAGGATTTCATGTTTCGTAGCCTGTCCCATGAAGAGGAAAGGCAAGGCGTCGCGGGTAAGGAGGAAGAACCGTTGCCGCTTCCCGGCGGGGCTGGTCTGCGCGTCCGGGGTGAAGGCTGTTGCCGCGAAGTCCGGCGGGAGAATTGACCGAACCCGGTCTATGTCCCGCATGAGCTTGGAGTGCTTGCGCTGCATTCCTCTGGCTGCGTCGAATGTGGTGAGCATGTCCGCCCCCTACCGTGCGTTCAACTGCCGCACGATTCCGAGCAGCGCGTAGCCGGGATTCGCATAATCCGCGAGGTGTCTTTCCGGGTAGATAAGAGCCTGCCGGAGATCAGAGAATATGGAGTGCTGGAGGAGGTCAGTGAGGTTCCTTGTTGGATCCATTCCCTTGATGGAACCGCTCCTCATGCCTGAACGCTTTCCCAACTCCAGCCCTAATTCGAGGCAAAGGTTAAAGGAGTTCGACACCAACGGTTGAAGAATATTACGTACCTCTTCATGTGCGGACTGGATTTCTTCAACAAACTTCAAGAACGGCGTTTCGTCCAGATAGGGAGCCGGGGCGGGTAGGTTCCGTTGAGCCGGAGGGAGCGCCTTCTTTTCCTCAAGCGGCTTCCGGCTCAGTTCGTCGATCTTGCCCTGCACCCATGCGATGGCATCTGGGAGCCATTCCACGGGGAGGTCGTCGATGCGTTCAAGCTGGAAGCGGGCGCGCACCTGCGGCCACAGGTTGGAAGGGTGCACGCCGGAGAGCCTTGCCCAGACGTTGACCATATCGCGCAGGGGCTTTCGGTCGTCAGGCGTGGAAGGGGGGAGGGAAATGGGGCGTTCAACGGGCACCCTGTCGCCGTACTGCTCGATGACATCAAGGCACCACTTGCGGAACGCCTTGGCAACGGGCGTCCGGGCGAACATCGCGAGGAGGTGGCAGCCGCGCAGGGAGAAGATGCGGGTTTCCTGCGGGCCGCCCTCCGTCGGGAGAGTGACCACGGCGGTCATTGCGGGGGTGAATTCGTCGGCGTGGCGGGTGTAGAGCTTACGGATGGAAACATCAGCGTTTTCACCGTATCCAAGGGCCGTACCAATTTGGTACCCCCTTACCCAAAGCTGCGAATTTTGAGGGATTACATCAAATTGAACATCGTTGAAGCAAAGAGACTGAGACATGTGCCACTCCTGTTTGTTGGAATTGGCACCGCCTACGAATGACGATGCCGGGTGTTCGTAACCGCCAAACAGGAGCGGCTGCCCGCCTTTAGGCCGAAGCCTTGGACATATCGGGCACACCCGGCATCGAGAAGATGCAAGTATAGCAAAAAACCGCAGTCAAAAAGAGTCTTGACTTTGGCAAAAGGGCACAAAAAGAGCCATACTGTCGGGTGGCGTTGTCCGCCTGTTTGAGGTGTTACGAGCACCGTGAAAGGACAACGCCATAAATTTGTGAAAATGTCAATACTTACTTACTGAAAGAGCCTATCACAGCCAGTAACGGTACTCCCCATACTTTCTTATGGGTTCTTCCGGCTTCATAAAAAAGTTGTCCGGAAAAATCTTTTGGAATAAGGTGGTTGGAAAGTTGTCCTGAAAACGAAGGTTTTGGCGAAAATCTCGATGCAACACCCTAGAAACAAAGGAGTGACTATCAAAAATTTCTGGTTATCCGCCGCGTAGGCGGTTTAGAAGGCCAGCGAGACGGGGCAGGAAAGGCGCACCGGGTTATCCGCCGCGTAGGCGGTTTAGAAGGAACCGCGAAAGATCATAGCGGGCCGTAAGCGGTTATCCGCCGCGTAGGCGGTTTAGAAGCGGCTCGCCAGCGTCGAGGCGGGACTTAAGGAGTTATCCGCCGCGTAGGCGGTTTAGAAGCCAACAGGCCCCAACGCATCCTTGATCCAGTCGTTATCCGCCGCGTAGGCGGTTTAGAAGCACATCGTTGACGGTGCCCACCATAACCAAGTGTTATCCGCCGCGTAGGCGGTTTAGAAGTTCTCACGGGGCATTCTGGCTACTTTCCGGCTGTTATCCGCCGCGTAGGCGGTTTAGAAGAATAATAGATGACGCGAACGCCTCCGCTTTTAGTTATCCGCCGTGTAGGCGGTTTAGAAGTCATTTATCCCAAAAACAAAAAGGATACTCTCACAGACAAGGAAACCAGCATATTACGAGAACTGGTCAAGGAGTTGGCACATGGATAAGGATTTGTTTGCCGATCTAACGGCAAGCCTTAAGGAGGCGGCAAGCATAGCCAAAGGGCAGGCCTTCCCTTCCCGCTCATTCAAGATTTCCGGGCCGGACGTGAAAAGCGTTCGTGAACAGACCGGGCTCTCTCAGAGCGAGTTCGCGTTGCTCCTCCGAGTGAGCGTCAAAACCCTCCAGAACTGGGAACAGAACCGGAGGCAACCGACAGGCCCTGCGGCAGCACTGATACGGATTTTTGAAAGATCACCCGATACGGCCATCCAAGCATTACAAGCATAAAAGGTTCCTCGATTATCCGCCGTGTAGGCGGTTCAGAGAAGTCAACAATAGCACTCGCAACAGCAAAGGCAGCGTTATCCGCCGTGTAGGCGGGTCTTCCCCACGCACGTGGGGGATATTAAAAAAGGGAGAAATGATGAAAAAAATATTAATTATGAGTTCGTTAGTATTTGTAGCAGGCTCTATAGCACATGCCATGCCGATCCCTGACTATGATATAGAAAAGAGATGCGCAGCCATGGGGGAGCGTATGTCTAGCTATACTGCTGAAGCAACATGTAGAGAGGCCGAGACGAAAGCCAAAGAAGAACTAAAATATATGGATGATCCCAATGATGTACGTATCATGAAAAAATGTAATCGAATGGGCGGGCGTCAAGGGAGTTATGTGACATTTAAAATGTGTGTGCAACAAGAACTTAGCGCAAAGAAAAAATTAGAAAAATAAAAGTAATGCCCTCTTTTTAGAGGGCATTACTTTTTGCTCTCTACCCATTTTACAATTCCCGATTTAGAAATCTCCTTCGCTTCAACTTTACCACTCTGAACCGGGGCTGCCCCCGTCTTTTTCGCGCTCCCTTTCAGCGTCGACGGCGACCGTCCGACACTTTGCAGCTCGACAAAGCTGATTTGTTGGAAAGTGATCCCGATTTCCAATGCGCCCTTGTACGGGGCGGAGTGCGTGGGCGTCAGGCTGGTGATCACCATATTCGTATAGATGGCGTGTTCGGTGATCACCTCGACGGGTTCGCGGGCCTTCCGCATCTCCACGAAAGACTCGAACGCATCCCTCGCCGCGTCCCTTCCGTCTCCGGCGTTGGTCATGGCCACCGTGACCGCCAGCGTCACGGGTTTCAGGATAACGTGATCCGTCACCGTTGCGCCCGACTCCATCGCCAACTCTGTCGCCTGTGACGTGTATGTGTGCGCCTCGCTCTTTTTCACTGAAACTTGAATGCCTGCAATGGCAACACCCTTGCGGACAATCGCGGCGGATTCGCCGGACTGGACTGTGGACGATGTGAATGAATCAGCCATGTGCCTATCTCCTTAATAAACAACTGGAGCATTCATGCCCGGCGTGACGATCTGTGCAATATCTTTAAAAGATTTGGCTGACATGTCTGCAGCCTGTTGTGGATCGGACGGTGTAATCGTCTGGTAAACTGTGAAACTTCTATTATCAGAGATTGTCGGGCCATTCTTCTGTGGCATATGAATGACCGATTGCCCTTCCAAAGATGTCTGCACGCCTCCGGGGCGACTCTGGGAGTAGGCCGCGACCTGCTCCACAAGCGTACTTACTTCTCTGAGCAGGGAAGGGGAAAAAAGTTCCTGCTTTTTCTCTGCGCTATGGGAAGATGATGGAGCAGGGACAACTTGCTTTCCTACCGTCTGAGGTTGAGAGAAAACAGGATCACCTTTCTTCCCTTCAGCAACATTGAAAGTATCTCGTACAGCTTGCAATCCTGCTTGCCCCACCGGTGCTTTCAATTCTGTGCGCTGTTCAAGGCCAGCAGAAATCTCTTTTTCTCTTTCTTTGAGCCTCTTGTCTTTCTTTTCTTGAGCTTCATCTTTATAGCCGAGCAGCTTTGCAAATTCGTTGCCGAGAGACGCAACACTTTCTATCCCTGATTGCACTTTTCCCCAGAATCCATCAAAAAGTGTCACTATATCGTCTATAATCGATGCTATACTATCAAAAGCGTGTTGAAGAGCTCCACTAACAAATTTATCAATATCTTCGAGCATAGACTTTAGTGCAGGAAACTTTTTACCCATATCCAAAAACCAGTTATCAATAGAGGCAATCACGCGCCCGATAATCGAATCTCCGCCATCGAGACACGTAAAGAAGTCTTCAACAACTAAGCTCGCTGCAGTAAATGCAGCTGATATGAGCAGGATTTTTGCAATGAAAGGAGCGAAGATTGCGGCAAGAATAGTGAGGGCACCTGTCAAAATATGTACCCACATTTCTCCTTCTGAGAAGAGCTTGAAAAAAACTTTGGCGGGCCCCAATGCATCTTTCACCCAATCAAGCAGCCGCTTCCCGGCCTTCCACACACGCTCAAAGGCCGTCCCCATCCCTTCGATGATCTTGCCAATGCCGAGCCGTATCCATTCCCTGTTTTCAGAAATCCAGCCTTTGAACGTAGCTACCAGCCGTTCCGCCTGCGGCAACGCCGCCAGCGCAATCGTGGTCGCCATCCCCCGGATCATGGTCGTGATCTGGACGACCTGCGCCTTGAATTCCGATGCCCGCTTCACGGTTTCCGGGGGGATGATCGCGCCGACGTCATGCGCTTCCGCCTTAAGCTTGGCGATGCCGTCGGCCCCCTGCCGGAGCAGCAACACGGTTTCAGGGGAGAGCCCGTAGGCATCCCCCCAGATATTCGCCGTGGCCGCATCCATGCCTTTGAACTGGTTGGCGTAGCTCTCCAGCGTCCTGCCCGTCCAGCGGGCCTGCTTCTCCATCTTGGCAAGGTCGGACTGCACGGCGGAGGCGGATACCCCCATCGCGTTCGCGGCGTAGGCCCATTCCTGCAGCTTGGTCGTGCTGACGCCCATGGTGTCGGAAAGCGTCTGCAAGTCCGCCGCGCCGTTCACCGCATTGGAAAAATACAGAGCCATGCCGCCCGCCGCAGCGGTGAGCACGACAGAAGCCTGTTTGACGCGGGACACGACCGCATCCAGCCCCTTGTCGAACGCCTGCAACTTTTCCTTTGCGCCGGGGGAAAGCTCCACGCCGAGCAGCGTCACCAGTTCTTCAGCAATCATGCTCAATCCTTTTGCGCCCGCGCGCAGGCTTCCGCGTACTCGCGCCAGTCCGCCAGCCGCAGCAGGTCGAAATAGCCCTTGATGGAAAGGGTTCCGTCAGTCAGATCGGAGTAGCGGCACAGCCCCGAACCAACGAGGCGGCTCAGGGCCGCGTACTCTTCCCAACCCTCGGGAACCGGGATGGAAACGGCACCGTCTACGGCTACGTCAGGGAGGGCACTTTCAACGTAGCGAGCGTTTTCGGAAAAAAATCCTTCACCAGATGCCAGACGGCGAGCAGCCCCGCGCCATAGAGCTGATCAGGGTGCTCCATGAACCAGCGGTTGAAAACGACCTCGTCGCGCAGGGCTTCGTTCTGCGGCGTGTAGCAGCGCCGGAGGGCCTCCTCGACAAGAAGGGACACCTTGTCCTCATCCATCTCGGAAAGCGCGGGCGCAAGGGACGCAAGCACGCCCTCCCCCGCCATTTCCCCGCCGTCCTTTTTCGCGGACGCCAAGGAGAGCAGCGCGGGGCCGAAGACCTTGAACACCCGGTTGCCGAAACGCATGGCCTCAAGCGGGTTCAGGGCCTCGAAACGGTAGATGACGCCATCAAGGGAAAAGCTCCCCAGTCCAGAGACATTCATGGAAGAACTCCTATCGGTGATAATGCGTTAGAACAGCGAGGAAAGGGAGGAAGAAAGGTTTGCGGTTTCGTCCTCGGCGGACGTGATGGTGAACTGCATGGAACCCTGTTTCTTGTCGCCCGTGGAGAGCTGGCCGGGTCGGCTGATATAGCCCTCAGTCATGGTCAGCAGGATGTCCGCGCCCGTGCGGGCCACCACGGTCACGCCCGCGCCGCCGTTCTCCTGCCGCAGCCGCAGGTCGGACAGGAACTTGATGGACCGGCTCGTCTCCCGGAGCGTAAACTGCAAGGTCGCCCCCTGATTGGTGGCGATGTTGATCCCGGCGCCGTCGGTGCCCTGCGTCTTGTCCACTTCGCCGCCGTCCCACGTGTAGACGAAGGTGGCCCCCTCGTGGAAATCCTGAATGTTCACCCCGTCGATGGTGAGGGACATATTCTTCTGATTGTAGACTTTTCTCATGGTGCTGCGCTCCTAGTTGTACACGGACACGGCGATGGCCACGCTATGGAAGGCCCCGGCCTCATAGGCGGTGATGGCGATGGGCGGCGCGATGCGGGCCGCGCGTTCCGACATGGTGGCCCCGGCGACGGACGCCGGAGTGATGGAGGTCGCGGGCAGCGTGTCGTATCCCGTCTCCGTGTTGTCCGATTCGACGTCACGCGGGGCGAACGTCCCGTTGTCCGTGTAGCGCCGATTGATCTTGGCGGCTGCGGAAACCAGCAGGTTCTGCCCGGCCTGCGTATAGGGCACCTTCTTGTTGCGCAGGAACACGTTGTAGACCTCGACCTGCAGTTCTTCCTTGTAGTTGTCGAGGTTCACGAGCGAATCGGTGAACCAGTCCGACGCGGCCTGCACCCCTTCCCGGATGACGGAACTCGTGTTCCCTATGGAGACGTAGGTATTGATGCGCCGGGATTCCAGCGCGGCGAGCTGCGTCTCGGTCAACGGCACTGTGCTGATGCCCGGAAGCTGCTTGAACTTCATGGTCAGCGTGGAGTTGTTCAGGGCGTAGTTCACCGAAAGGGCCAGCGCCAGATAGGACATTTCCGGGTAGACCTGCGGGTTGTCGTGGTAGAACGTAAACGTGCGGCGGTATCCGCTGTTCATGGCATAGTAGCCGATGTTCGTGGTGTTCGCGGTATCGTAGGCGTTGGGCGCGTTGGTGCACGCCCCGAAGATGGCCGGGCTCTGCCCTTCCGCCCAATCCGCCACGGCCTTCTGCTCGTCGGTGTCGCGGTATTGCGCGTCAATGGCCCAGCCGTAGACCGCGTTCCCAGAGCACCGGGCCGCCGTCTGGATAAGGCCGATCTCCGAAACCAGATCGCCCGGCGTGTATCCGGGGATATTGCTGGCGGCCTTGGCGGACGTAAGCCCGAGCAGCGCGGAAACGTCCGTGCCGGAAGACGGCGCCGCGGCGTATCCGAGGGACGCGCCGTCCCCGGCCTGCGTGGTGACGAGCCGGAGCGCATTGCCGGATGCCGCAACGGTGACGCCCTTGGAGGCCATCGCCATGTTCAGGACTTCCGCGACCTCGGCAACAGTAGGCGCGCCGTCGAAGGACAGCCCGGAGACGGACACCAGCGTGTCGTTCACCTCGATGTCGAACGCGCCGTCCGTGACGTTCGCAAGGCCGGAAAGCGCCACCTGACCGCCCGTCAGCTCGGCGGCCGTAGGCTCGGTGAAGACGCGCCCCACCGCCAGCGTCTTCGGGCGGTCGTCGCGGGAGAAGAAGGCGTTCCCGGCCCAATAGGCCGCGCTGTTGGCGGGCACGGCGGCGGAAAGGGCCTTCATCGTGCTGAAGAACTGCACCCGCCCGTTGCCGGGGGAGAACTCCACATCGGGGGTCACGAAACAGATCATGGTCATATCCGTGGCGATCTCCGTGATGGGACGGGAGATGCTTACCGAAACGTCGAGGTCGCGCGAAAGGGGTTCCTTCGGGCAGACCACAGGGCTCACAGGCATGGGGCTTCCTCCTTGGGAAGTTGCAGGGATTCGTTGTTGATGGCCCACTGCGAGGCGTCGAACCACTCCAGCGGGTAGGCCCTGCCGAACAGGGCGTAAAACGTGATGTCGAAGAAAGCGCGCTGCTGGATGCGTCCGCCGAGCGGGCCGGACAGGTCGGTCACCGGGCCGCATCCGGCGAACCCGAGGACGCGCCACAGGTCGAAAAAGCGTTCCGCAGCCTCAAGGCCGTACCGGGCTTCGCTGGCGAGGCTGTAGGCGTCCGGCCCCCGGACGGAAACCTGAACCGTGCAGAGCGCTTCGTTGTCGAGGGACTGGACGCCCTCGTCCTCCGGCGATTCCGGGAGGGTGAAATCACCCATCCCCTGCTGGAGCAGTTCCTGCCCTTTCCACCAGAGCGTCGCATACACGCCGCTCGGCGGACGGGGCCCGGCCTGCGTCTCGACGACTACCCGCCCCGCTTCCCATTGGAAAACGGACGTCAGGTAGTCCGCCAGCAGCGTGTTGACCGCGTTCACGGTCAGCGTTTTGGTCAGGGGCCCGCTCATTCGAAGTACCGGACGCAAGCGTAGATGTTGTGCAAGGTGTTCTTTTGCATGAACCCCGTCCCGGCGACGCGGAAACGGTAGCCACCGTACTCGACATAGGATTGACGCCGCTCCAGCCCTTCCGCGTTGATGTCCGTGAAAAACAGCTCTTCGTCCGTGGTCAGGGTGATGCCCGCAGCGGAACTGTCCCCCTCGGCGTAGAACTGGAGCTCCTCGAACGACATGGCGAGGACGATGGCGGAAACGGTGCGCGTCGTCCCCGGCCCGTCTTCAACCCACACCCCGTTGACGTGCGCCCCGGTGGTGTCCGTCACAAGGACGGGCTGGGAAAACGAGTCGAGGACGGATGAAAAATCCATAGGCAGCATGCTCATGACCTGTCTCTCACCTGCCATGTCGCCGCCTGACGCATGGCATCGGTATCTATCAGCGGTTTGTCCGAACCCTTCTTGCGCTTGATGGTTTCAGGCGCATTGGGTTCCCAGTCCCCATCGGCGATAGCTTCTTTGACCAGATCAGTGCCGACGCTCCCGGCGGTTTCCAGCACGTCATGAATGTCCGTGTTGCCCGCTTCCGCGTCCGGCATGGCCGTGCGCATGTACTTGGGGAACCACTTGCGGATTTTTTCCGCCGCCAGTTCCATGAATGCCCGGCGCGGGACGCCCAGACCGTAGTTGTTGGCCACGGCCACCAGCAGGATGCTGGCCCCGTTCTTATAGTGCGGATTGCCGAGGCCGCTCCCGCCGCGCGGGAACCCCACGGCGACCTCTTTCCCGGCCAGCGCCTCAAGGCGCTTCGAGAAGCCTTTCAGCCCGCCGGGGTTCTTGCGGTTCAGCTTGATGGAGATCATGTCACTTCACCACATAGCCGTGCGGCATGATGAGTTCGAGCAGGGACAGCAATTCCAGACCGTAGCTGGTGCGCGCGTAGTCCGCCTGAAACGGATCGGTTCCCGTCACCATCCCGTTGTTGGCGTTGGTGACGCTCAGGCTGCTCGTGCTCGCGCTCTGGCTGTTGACGACGCCCGCCTCAGCGCCCTTCATCCCCGCCGCGTTCAACGCCCGGCCGATGTTGAAGCGCACGGCGAGGCGATGGGCCACGGAAAGCATGACGATGCGTTCCCAGAACTTCCCGAGCCTGCCGGGATTCCACAACAGCGACGCCGTTTCGAGCGCGCCCGCCACCGCCGCGTCGGGCACGTCGGCAAACTCCGGGAACGCCGCGCGGAAGGCTTCGACGGTGACGGACATGGCTCTCCCCCTACTTCACGAGCACGGTGGACGTGCCCTTGATTTCCGTCTTCACGGTCGCGGCCTTGTTGCCGGACGGCGCGGTCAGGACTCCGCTCTTTTCCGCGTCCTTCACGCGCTTCTGCGTCTGCGCTACGGTATTCACGGTTTCGGCGTCCTTTTTCGGCGTATCCATAGCCAGCAAGCCGGAATCGACAAGCCGGGCCACGGAAGGGTTCGCGCTCACGGCCTTGGCCTCTTCATCGGACAGGACGCGCATTTCCAGCGGTTTGAGCGTGAAGGAAAAGGCCCACCCCGGCGCTACGAACGTCCACGGGCGATCCATGCGGTTGGTAATGACATTGCTCATGGCTTCCCCTTTAAATCCCGTCATAGTAAGCGATGGAACCGGCCTGCCGCACATGGAACGAACCGATCTTCATTTCGGCGTAGAACTCGGCGGCCAGCGGAGCCGGGACCGGAGCCTGCAGCGTGTAGGGCATCGGCATGGGCATACACTGGTTCCGGCGGTCACGGTCCCACACAATCATGCGGTCGGCCCCGCTCGCCCCCGCACCCGCGAGGTAGCGCAACGGGAGGATTTCCAGCGGCTTCCCGGCGATGCCCGCCACGGTCGCGTTGGCGATGGTGTATTCCTTGATGCTGGTCAGCATCCCCACGCCGCCGATGACGGCGGGCTGGGACAGCAGCGCGTACTGCGCCAGCGGCACATAGATGATCGTCGGCTTGAAGATGGTTCGGGAGTCCTGCCACATCTTCGTCAGCGCGTTGTTGATGTCGTTGAAGATTTCGAGCGGCGTCTTGTCCTTCCATTCCGTCTTCCCGGATTCGCCCTGCGGAACCGTGGTCGCCGTGACACCCGCATAATTCAGGAACGGCTGGAAGTTCATGTCCGCGTTGCCGTAGAAGAAAGACTGCTCCGTCAGGTTGTCGCAGGCCACGCGCATGGTTTCGCCGAGATCCTGAGACAGGTTCCCGTTGAAACCGAACGTGTATTCGCGGGCATCTTCGTTGGTGATGACCGCACCGACGGCGGCGTAGGCCACGGGCACATTCACCGCCCCCGCGGACTGCGCGACCATCGGGATATTGGCGTTCGGGCCATTGCCGATGAACGACGCGGCCCCCTGCCTGTCGCGGCTGATGTAGGCGTACTGTGTGGCGCCGGGGTTGATGTCGCGCATGATCTGGTCTTCGGACAAGACGTTGTACCACTCGTGCTCAGGGTACAGGACATCATAGAAAGCGGCGTCCACAGCGGTGTGGATGCTGAACGCGATATCGGAAGCGGTGACGTTTTCATGACTTCCGTACGTGATAGGCATTGGTGTTCCCCCTTACCTAGATGATTTCGAGAAGGCCAAGGCTGCCGGCGGAGGCGGCGGTGACCCACTGGACGTTGGTGAGGGCGACGGTATCGCCCGTGATTTCAGTGCCCACGAACGAACCGACGGGCAAACCGTGGGACGTGGTATCCTTGACGACAAGATGGGCCGCCGTATTCGCCGTAGCCGCGTTCCCGGTCGTCACCCAGATGCGGCCTCCGACGCGGGCCGTGCGCATGACGTTGCAGACGTCGCCGTCGCCCCAGCCGGATACGTTGTTCCCGTCGGTGCGGCACTGCTGGTTCCTGACGGTCACGCCGTAGAGCTGCGCGGCGGTGGTGTCCGCGCCGACGGGGGAAACCTTGACGGAAGTCATGCCGGGCCGGGAAGCGTCCGCGCTGTACGCGCCCACCACGCCAACGCCGACGGGAAGCAAGTCCCCTTCGCTTCCGGCGGGCATCGACACGACGCAGGCGTCGATCAGGTCGACGTCGGACGCATAGGCGAGATCGCCCGGCAACGCCGTGCCCTGCTGGTCAACGTAGGTGGACTGCATGAAGCCGTTGTTCGATCCGGTGTAGACGCTCATTTACTTGTCCCCCTTGCGGTTCTTGAAGGCCATCATGCGGGCGAACGGATCGCCGATGTTCGCATTCTTCACCTTCACAGGTTCGCTTCCCGGGGCCTTGCGCGGCTTCCGGTTGCCGATCTTGGCCTTGGCGGAAGCCGCCAGCACAGCGAACGCGGCCCCGATGCCCTCGTCCGTCCAATTGTCATCGACGGGCACACCGCGCTTGTTCATAACGTGGGCCACAATGGCCTTGCGGCGTCCGGCGCGGAGCTTGCAGTTCTTGACCCGGTTTTCCAGTTCGCCGCGTTCGGACTCGTCCACCTCGGACTCCATGATCTCTTCTTCGGCGGCGGCCTGATCCAGCAGTTCGGCGGCAAGCTGTTCCTGCGATTCGGGGTCAAGCAGCTTGTCGATCTGCTCCTTGTAGTCGACGATCACCTGCTTCGCCTCTTCAAGCTCGGCATTCTTGACATCGATCTCTTCCTTGAGTTCGTTGCAACGCTTCATCGCGTTTTCAACTTCTTCCGCCGAGGAAACCTTGGCCTCCTCAGCCGCCTCGTTCGCCATGCGCTCGGCTTCTTCCTTGTCCGCTTCGTTGGTGAAACGGAACGTCCGGGCCCCATTCTTGAAGTGCTGCTTCACAGTGTACTCAGCCATGTCCGTAGTCCTTTTGTTGATGATTCGTGTGTCCGGCCCCAGCCGCGCCGCGCCTGAAGGGAGGAGCAGGATGTGGTTGAACCGGAAATCCGATTGCCGGGCCTGATACGTCTCGCCGCTGAACGTCCCGTCGCCATAGGTGATTTCGCCCTCGTACCCGGCGGATACCTCGGCCAGTTCTCCACGCTTCACGGCTTCGATGGCGTCACGGTCGGAAATGAGCAGGTCGCAGCGCAATTCGTCCCCCTCGACCCACGGCGTCCCTGCCACGGCCCCCACCGTCAAACCGTCCTTCATGGCGTTGTCCGGCGTCCGCCACTCGTGGGCGTCCTCTTCATCGGTCATGATGGTCGCGGGCTTGCCCTCAAGCGTTTTCATGGCTTCCGGGGTGAACTCCGCCGCCGGGATGAATTCCATGACCGTGCCGCGTCCCGCCAGCGTATCGGGAAGCCCTTCGCACTCGTCCGCGCCGTAGGGGTAAACGCCCTCTTTCAGCACGCAGACCGTGACGGTCAGCAACCCGTTTTTATCCTCGCGCCAGTTGGCGATCCTCTGTCTGTTGCGGAATGCCTTCACACCAGCCTCCAGCCCGTTTGCGGCCCTGACCATTTCCCTACCTGCGCCACCTCCCGAAGCTGGCTGCGGTCCACGATGCCCAGTGCCACGCAGCGGCACTGGAGCGGCCAGCCGGGGTGTCCGTCATCCGGCGGTTCGTCCCACCGGAAAATCTTCCCGTTCCGCACGTAGTGGTTCCCGTGCATGGAGTTCCCCTGCGGGTACTTCCCACCCGGCGCACCCACCACGCGGCTGTCTTCGGACGTCCGCCAGATGTATTCTTGAATGCCGAGCGCGGTCTGACGGATTTGGTTGATGTTCGTATTCATCTTGCTGGTCTGGTCCCGCGCGATGACCTGCGCCCGCTCCTTTGTGACGCGGCCGAGCAGATGGATTTCCTCCGCCAGCGTCCGGCCTTCCGGGAACGGCTGTTGCCGCATGGACTGATAGACCGCCCGGGAAACGCGCCCGATATAGTCCGTGGGGATGGTACGGATAAGCTGCGCCGCCTCCATCGAAGCCAGACGCACCGATACCGCGACGTCAGGGGCGTCCAAAATCATGGCCATGTCGATGCCGAGGGCCTTGCCCACGGCCCGCCCCAGCTTCTCCTTGGCGATGACGTCCACATCCAGCGCCCAACGCCCGGCCAGCCCTTCCGCCTTCCATGAAAACGCCCGCTCCCAGACCTCCTGCGCCCCGCGCAGGGCCAGAATCACGTCGGCAATGCGGGTCATGGAATCCATCCCGGCTAGCCGCGCCGCGACGTCCGCCAGCATCGGCGCCATCAGGGAATCGATCGCCCGGCGCGCCCGGACTTCCACGGGCTTCGGGGAGCGGACGCCCGGCAGCTTGCGGGTTCGCCTGGCGTTGAGGACCAGAACCGACGGCATCAGACGGCCCTCCCCGATGCGGCCAGCTTTTCCAGTTCCGCCAGCGGGCCGGACGGATCAACGGGCTGCATGAGGTCTGCGGCGTCCGGGGAATCCTCTTCCTCGGCAAGGAAATCCTTCACCTGCTCCCCGGTCTGGAACACGCCCCGCTGGATGAGTTCCTTGACCACGACATCCCGTTTGATGACGCCATCGGCGTACAGCACCCGGAAAAGCTCCGCGTAGGTGCGGGCGTTCTCCGCCTTGACCTGCGACGACTCGTTCCAGAGCGGCGGGAAAACGATGTCCAGCGACTTCGACGCGGCCCGCCATCTCTCGAACCCCATGAGGTGCGGCCCGATGACGGAAAGCTGTTTCAGGACAACGGGCTTGATCCGCAGACGCTGGAAGGCGTCGATCATGTTGTAGTAGTTCTGGAGGTCGCTTTCCCCGGTGGCGTTGAGCCCGCCCGGGGCCTGCCCGAGGAACCGCGTCGCCGGGATGTCCGAGGCCGCGCTGAGAAGCTGCGCAAAGGACATCACCAGCTCGGGGACGCTCCCGAACGAGGCGGCATGCTGCTGCACGTCGGCGTTCGGATTGTCGATGATGGCCCCCCGATAGAGCGAAATCTGCTTGCAAATCTCTTCCAGTTTGTCGATGGCGAGATTGTTCGTGGCCTGCAACGCCATGAGGTTGCTTGTCCGCACCAAAAGAACCGAAGCCATATTGACGAGGTGGTAAGCAGCCTGCTGCGTCCCGACCACGCGCACCAGCAGATCGTACAGCGGCGCGAGCTTCGATTCCCCAAATCCCGCAGGGTTGTACCGGAAGTTCTGGAGGATGTTCATGGCCGCCCGGTTGATGAGCGGCGAGCCGTCGAACACGACCAGCCGGGAAACGTCGGCTTCCACCCCTTGAATGATGTAGCGTTCCGCCCGGTCATAGCCCGCTGAAAACGGATTCTGATCGTAGTCGGGCCGGGTGATGCGCGACACGTCGACCACGTTGAAGGCTTCGAGGTCGCCGCGCCGGATGCGCTCAAGGGAAAGCCGATCCGACAGCCTCTCGTCCTCCTCGCCCTTGATCACGATGGTCTGGCAGCACCCGCCGTAAAGCCGCTCCTGAATCAGGGCCCGGCGGTTCTGGCGGTCGAGGTCAAAGGCTTCGTAGGCGCTGCGCAGGTCCGTGGACAATGCCGTATCAACGCCCGTGATTTCAAAGGGCAGGCGCAGGGCGTCGTCCACGGGGATGTCGATGATCTTCCGGGCCTCCCAGCTCGTCATGTACCAGCGCGTGTACTCCTGCCAGCGGTACAGAAAATTGTTGCTGTAATAGGGGTTGCTGGTGCGCTGCGCGGCGTGCTGCAAGGCCCCGCGATCCCCGTTCCCGGATGCCCCGCCGCCGTCCAGCATCATGTTGCGGATCGGCTGACGCCGGACGACGACCCGGCGGCTGGAACGGATGGGAAAACGGCTCATGCCTGACCTCCTGCATAACGCCAAATGCTGACGGCCATCGTCAGCGTGTCCACATGGTCATCGTGTGCGTGGCTCATATCCGGCATGAACCGCGCCGCCTCGTCCACCAACACCTGCGCGTGCTCGGCGCCACGGGGAAGCCGGACACGGCCGCCCGCAACCACCCACGCCGATTCCTGCACGCGGGAAACCTTGTCGTCGGGGAAACCGAAGTCAGCCGGACGCCACCCGTAGGCCGGGACGCCCTGCCGCCGCAGCGTCTGCTCCAGCGGGGTGCCCGTCGCCTTGTCCTCAATGAAGAACTGGCGCAGGCCCCGCTCCTTCCAGCGCTCATAGACAAGCTGGGCGGCGTGGAGCAGTTCCGGGAATTCCCAACGCCCATAGGCGCAATCAACACAATCAAGGGCGTTCCGTGTCCCGTGCCACACCCGGATGACCGAGGCGTCAGCCGTGGACTTGGCCTTGTATGCGGTATCCGCCGTGGCAAAGAGCATCCCGTCAAAGCGGTATTGCCCATCAAAATCGAACCACTGCCACCACTCTTTCTTGATCATCGCCCCGCCGGGGATCATCGGCTCCTGCTGGTACTGCGCATAGAACGTCATGGGGTCCACTTCGCGCATGAGTTCCGCGGACTCGCGGCTGAACGTCTCAGGCCAGAGCATTTCCCCCGTGGCTTCATCCATCGCCGAGAGCTTCAACACGCGCCACAGCCCCGGTTCGGTAGCGAGCACATGCCCAACGAGGTCTTCGGTATGCAGACGTTGCATGATGAGCAGGATCGGGGTGCCGTCGTGGTTGCGGCGGCTTTTGAGCGTCTGCGTGTACCATTCGTTGACGTGGGCGCGTCTGGTCGCGCTGCGTGACTCTTCCGCGGACAGGGGATCGTCAATGACGATGGCCCCGCCGAACTCCCGGCGCTTCCTCCCGGCACCAAACCCGGTAAGCGTCCCGGTCATGCCTACGCCGTACAGTTCACCGCCCGCCGCCGTGGTCACGAAGTTCTGACGGTTGCCCCTCACCTGCGTGTCCGGGAACATGAGGCGGTACCAGTCGGACACCAGCGCATCCCGTATGCGCATGGTCTGAGAAACGGCCAAATCCGCGCTGTACGCCGTATAGAGCCAACGGCTCTCAGGAACCATGCCGAACAGCCATTCCACGGTGTCGTGCGCGGCGAGCGTCTTGCCGTGGCGGGGAGGAATCGTGATCGCAAGATTCCGTGCGCCGCCGGGCAACGTGCCGGCAGCCCATGATGTGATGGCCGCATACATTTTGCGGTGGTACGGCAGGATGACGCGGGGAACGCGGGTCGCCGCTCCCTTGGCGCGGGCGTACTGCTCAAGCGTGGGGAAGATCACTCTTCTCCCTCCAGTTCCTCGGATTGGCGGATAAGCTCCTGAGCCACCTCAGCGGGCGTCAGCCGATAGGGAGACATGGAACCGTCGGAACTTGTATGATCGATGCGATCCGACGGCTTCTCGCCCACGGTATCGCGGATCAGCTCAAACGCCCTCTCGCTTCCCTTCGCGGCCTTCTTGAACAGGGCGGCGGCAAGGATTTCCGCGCCGCTGCGTCCCCCGTCTCCCATCTTCCGCGTCAGCAACAGATCAAGGCATTCTCGGAGAGTCGCTTTTTCGCGCCGGGATTCACCCGAAGCGATGCCACCTTTCCGGCCTCTTTCTCTTGCTTCGCTCTTGGTTCGAGCGGGCTTCAGGTTCTGTTCATTCGCCATGTATGCAGAATGCAACAAAGCACAAAAAAAGCGCACCCTGAACAAATTTCGAGTGCGCTTCCTGCCTAAATCCGATTGAGGATTTCCCTCTCAATCGTTTTGGCGATATGGCCCATCATCACGGGCGGGACCATGCGCCCGAGGCGTTCCCACTGCTGCGCATACGTCCCCGTCAGGATGAAGTCGTCGGGGATGGACATGATCCGCCGCAATTCCGGGATGGTGAACTTCCGGTCTTCGAGCGGGTGGCTGTTCCCGCAGGCGGAAGGGTTCCCGTTCATCTGGCAAACCGTCCCGCAGGGGGCGTAGAGGCTCTCCCGGCGCAGGTTGAAGTAGGAACCGTTCATTACTGAGGCACCCGTCAAAGGCTTGCGCGGGTCACGCGGGAGCAGGGAAAGCACCTTCCCCCACTTGTAGCGGCTTCCGTCCTCAAGCAGTCGGGCGACCTCCTGCGGGTCGTTCTCCAAGCCCTCGAACGCTTCCCGCAGCGTGTACACATAGGAGAGAGGTTTCGGGTAGACGGGTTCCTGGTTCAAATCCTTGCGGACACCGATGAAGATCAGCCGCTCCCGGCTCTGCGGGACGCCGAGGTGCTGTGCGTTGAGCACCGCGGCCTTCACGCGGTAGCCGCATTCCTTGAGGGCGCGCAGGATGAGCTTGAAGTAGCCCTTGGCCGTCCCGATGGTGAGCCCCTTGACGTTCTCCGCGACGAACACCTTGGGCCGGAGCCCCTTGAGCAGCCGCGTGTACTCGAAAAAGAGATCGTCCACGCGCTGCGCCTTGTCGCTGTAGGCGTGGGACTTGCCCCACCCTTTTTCGCGCTTGCCGCAAAGAGAGAACGCACAGCACGGCGGGGAACCGTCGAAGAGGTCTATCTCTCCGGGCCGCTTGCCGACGATTTCAAGGATGCTCTCCGGCGTGACCTGCCGGATATCCCGCGTGTCCAGATAGACGCCGGGATGGTTGAACCGATAGGTCTTCTGCGCTTCCGGGATGAACTCCGAGGCGTACAGGACGCGATAGCCCGCCATCCGATAGCCGAGACAGCTTCCCCCGCCGCCGGAAAAGGTCGAAACGACGGAAAACCCGTTGCCGGGCACCTCCTCAATCTCCCGCATGAGAGGGACACGGTACGGGGGCTTGCTACCACTCATAGCCGCACTTCGGGCACTGGTGGGTGGTCTTGATGCCCTCGTCGAACTCGGGGAACGACTCGGGAACGGCGGGCGGCTCGGGCTCGGCGGCGTCCTTCAGGATATCGTCGAGTTCCAAAAGCTCATGCCCGGTCAGCAGCAGATCGTAGTCCAGTTCCTTGAGGTCTTCGAGTTCGAGCCGGAGCAAGCCGTCATCCCATGCCGCCCACTCCGCCGACTTGTTGGCCATGATGCGGAACGCCTTCACCTGCGCGTCCGTCAGGTCGTCCGCGAGGGCAACGGGCACCTCGGACAAGCCGAGCACGAGGGCCGCTTTCAACCGCAAATGCCCGTCAATGACGTTGCCGTCGGACTTGGCGACAACGGGGATGCGAAACCCGAATTCCCGGATGCTCGCCGCCATCCTCTCGACCTGTTCGTCATTCTTGCGCGGGTTCCGGGCGTAGGGAACCAGACGCTCCACAGGCCACATTTCAACAGTCAGATCCATTTTGATAACTCCGAAAAATCTACAGCGTGAAGAACTTCATGATGAGCGCGCCAAGGCTGCCAGCCACAGCAGCCACGCCAGCAAGAGCGGACAGCCCCCCGGCGCGTTTGTTCTCGGCAGCTTCAAGGGCGGCGATACGGACATCCAGTGCTGCGAGGCGTTTTCCATGATCCTTGAGCTGCGTTATCACGATGTCGTCGAGACGCTGGTTGGTGCCCGCGACCTCGGCCTTGAGCCCGGAAAGCTCGGCCTTCACTTCCCCGATCT